CGGTCTGCTTGAGCTGAGAGATACTGGTGTCAAGTGACTGATTTTTCTCGTCTTGCTCTTTTTTGTTGCTCTGCACTGTGCTCGTGATGCTCTCTGCGGTCTGCTTGAGCTGAGAGATACTGGTGTCAAGTGACTGATTTTTCTCGTCTTGCTCTTTTTTGTTGCTCTGCACTGTGCTCGTGATGCTCTCTGCGGTCTGCTTGAGCTGAGATGCGAGCGAAGCGTCGGCGTCATCAGATGCTTTTTTATTTTCTGCTACGGTCGATAGGGTTTCTCCATCCGTCTTTTTCAGTTCGGTGATATTCCCGTTGATGGTCTCAATATTGCCATCAATAGCATCGATTCTCGGGATTGCTTGCTGGGCGTCGGATACAGCTGTCTTGATCGTGCCGTCGACTTTTTTGAGTGAGATGCTCTCATCTTCGATGTATTTGGGGTCGACATACGGGTCGATGACGGCTTGGTGCTCGGCGGTCTGATACCCTTCGCCGAAGATGTCGTAGTAGCACGCTGTGACCGTGTAGATGCCCGCTTGATTGGCATAGGTGTAGTGTGTATTCTTGCCGATGTCGATCGGCTGGTGCTCGATGTAGAGGCGGACGCCATCGGCTCCGGCAGGGATGTCCGGCACGCTGATGTTGACGGCGAGGATGGCCTTTTCGATCGTCAAGCCGCCCGGCGCGCCTAGCACTGGATAATCATAGCTCAGCGACGCCGGGTAGCTGTACTTTTTGGTTGCGTTGTGAGCGTAGAGATATATCGTCGCTTTGCGGGCGGGCATTGATTCAAGCGTAATGCTCGTGCCCTGGGCGCGCGCGAGCAGGTTGTAGGCCGCGCCCGGATTTTGGTCGTAGCGCAGCTCGTAATAATCTACATCTGAGTTTGTGACATCGCTCCACGTGAATGTGAATCCCTTGCCGAGTGCAAAGTCCTTGTGGAAGCCGGTCGGCGTGTCGGGTACAGTCTGCTTAGCCTCGACAGTCAGCTCGATGTATGTCGCATCCTCATCCGGTGTAGTAAAGCCATTGACGTCCTCGGCGACGAGCTTGACTTTGTACGTATCGCCAAGCTGTGCGGCAGGAATCGTGACGCGGCTCGTGCCTTTTCCCGCATAGCGCCAGTCGGCATAGTAGCCGAGCTCGTCGGCGGGCACGCCTTCTGGCAGTGCCCCGGACAGCTTGGTCATGTCGATGTGATTGGTCTTGTAGTAGACGGCGACATCGGCAACGGCCGCCGTTGCTGGCAGGCCGAAGCTCACGACGATGTCGTAGCCGGTCGCGCCATCTTGGTACTGCCGATAGATCGTGTAGGCCGAGGCGTCGGTGACTTTGCCTGGCATGGCGATAGAGCCGAT